TGCGTCGTCGACATGAACCTCTGGCGGGCGCTGAGCGACCGTACGCCTAGGCCGGCAAACCTTGCAAGGGCCTTCGCCATCGACACCACGCCGGACCGGACCAAGACGAGCATCGCGGTTGCGGAGCTTCGCGAGGACGGGCACACGCACCTTGAGGTCGTGGAGCAGCTTCCTACGGCTACCGCGGTCGAGGCCATCGTCGGCCGTATCGCAGAGCTTGAGAAGAAGTGGAAGCCCTGCGCCATCGCCCTGGACCCCGCAGGACCTAGCGGTGCCTTCATCCCCGCCCTCGAGCGGGAAGGCATCCGGGTGACTCCGGAGTCCCGCAAGCACACGCAGCTTGAGCTTGTCGGCGCAAGGGCCCTCGCACAGGCATGCGGCGCTTGGTACGACGACACGATCAACAGCAAGATCCGACACAGCGATCAACCGCACCTGAACATCGCCTTGCAAGGTGCCGCTAGGCGTCCTCTCGGCGATGCCTGGGCGTGGACCCGCAAGGACTCCGCGGTCGATATCTCGCCGCTTGTGGCAATCACCCTCGCACATCACGCACTCAGCCTGCACGGGCACCGCACCAAGAAAGCGGTGCCTAAGTTCGTCGCGCTCTAGAAGGAGGGCCTTACGTGGCACGTATCGGTAGGGCCCTTGCTCTAGGGGCCGGCTACGCACTTTACGGCGTCCCCTGGGCTGTCGCACGCTCCTACGTTCTGTTGCGCAAGGCGCTCAGATTCTCCAAGGCGGCCGCATCTATCGGCTGGAAGGACGGCCTCGATGGGCTTGCTTGAACGCATTAAGGCCAACCCCCGACCGGAGAAGAAGCGCTCGCTGACCTTCGGCGGTACCGGGCAGGGCTTCGATCAGGGCAGCTTCTGGCAGCACCTCAACCTGCTGGGAGGCGGGCTCAGCGGCAACCAGGAACGCATAGAAAACGACTACGAGGCGTACGTCCAGAAGGTCTACAAGGCTAACGGGATCGTCTTCGCGGCCATCAGCATGCGGCACCTGGTCTTCTCTGAGGCTCGCTTCCAGTGGCGCCCCATGCAAGGCGGTATGCCCGGAGACCTGTTCGGCACCGAGGCACTTGACATCCTCGAGCGCCCCGCCCCCAACCAGACAACGGGCGAGCTACTGGCGCGAATGCTCATCACTGCCGACCTTGCAGGGAACTACTACGGCACGATCGCCGATGACGCAGGGCGCCTTGGTAGGTCTGCCACAGGACCGGGCCGACGCATCGTGCACCTTCGCCCCGACTGGGTAACCATCATCATCGGCTCTCACTCGGGCGACCCGAACGCGGCAGACGCCAAGGTTCTCGGGTATCGGTACACCCCGCTAGGTTCGGCCGGCACTCCGCAGTCAGACCCTGTGCTCTTGCTCCCTAACGAGGTCTGCCACTTCAGTCCGGAGCCCGACCCAGAGGCCCGCTTCCGCGGCATGTCCCCTCTGACGTCCGTCATTCGGGAGATTCAAGCGGACAAGGCGGCCACGGAGCACAAGGCGAAGTTCTTCGAGAACGGGGCTACGCCGGGCGTCGCTATCAAGTTCGACAAGGACACCGACGAGGACGCCTTCGAGGCGTTCGTCGAGGGCTTCAAGGCCAGCCACCAAGGCTCCTGGAACGCGTATAAGACGCTGTTCCTCACGGGCGGCGCCGACATCACGCCGGTGTCTATGGACCTTCGGCAGCTCGACTTCTCCACCACACAAGGCGCTGGCGAGTCCCGAATCCTGATGGCGCTGCACGTGCACCCCACCCTTGCAGGGTCCTCAGAGGGCCTGGACGGGTCGGCCCTGAACGCCGGAAACTACATGGCGGTTAGGCGCTCATTCGTCGACAGCACCATGCGGCCGCTGTGGCGTATGGCCTGCGCGTCGCTCGAGTCGCTCGTGCCTCCGCCAAGCAAGGACGTGCAGCTCTGGTTCGACACCCGCGGAATCGCGTTCCTTCGGGATGACCAGAAGGACATCGCGCAGATCCGCTCGCTCGAGGCAGGCACGATCCGACAGCTTGTCGACGCCGGGTACACCGCCGAATCGGTCATCGAGGCCGTAGTTGCGGAGGACTGGAAGCTGCTCAAGCACTCCGGCCTCTTCTCGATCCAACTGCAGCCGCCCGTAACCGCAGAGCAGCTAGCGGCAGACGCGGCAGCGTCCCGACCTAACGAGGACACACAGAATGCATAAGAAGAGTCTCAACGGCGTAGAGATCAAGAACGCCGACCTTGGCGAAGTCTCCGCGGTGTTCGCGACCTTCGGTGTGACCGACAAGGACGGGGACATCACGGACCCGAAGGCGTTCACCGAGGGCGCGCAGGTTGCTATCTCGGCGTACGGCCACAAGTCGTGGGAAGGCCAGCTCCCCGTGGGCGTTGGCACGATCCGCACCGATGGCGAGAAGGCCATCATGGACGGGCGTTTCTTCCTGGACACGACCGCGGGCCGCGACACCTTCAACGCTCTGAAGGGCATGAGCGAGGCGGGCATCCCTAGCGAGTGGTCGTACGGGTTCGACGTGCTCGACTCTGAGCCTGCGCAGAAGGACGGCGCTAAGCGCCTCCTGAAGAGCATGAAGGTCTACGAGGTTAGCCCGGTCCTGCTGGGCGCTGGCGTGGACACCCGCACGCTCGCCATCAAATCACAAGACGTCTCGGACTCCCTGGGCGGGGATGTCCCGAGCTTGGCTGACGAACTTGACGCGGCGATTGCTGCGCTCGAGGCGAAGGCCGAATCCGCTGAGAGAGTGGTCGCTCTCCGAAGCGAGGCAGGTAAGTCGATCTCTCAGGCCAACGCTGAGCGCTTCGCTCGCATTGGCGAGATCGCGGAGCGGTTCAAGGCGCTGATTCCAGCCCCTGCCGCTGAAGAAATCGAGGAGGAAGAGACGCCGGACATCACGGCCGACTACCTCCGATTCATTCAGATCACTTCTGGAGAGTAACTATCATGGATTTCCCCGCACTGAAGGAGGCCCAGGGCAAGCTTGACGCTGCTCGTAAGGGTCTTGCGGACGTCTTCGCGCAGGCTGGGCCTGAGCTGGACGTCAAGAAGGTCAAGGGCATCGAGGGCGATGTTGTTGAGCACATCCGTGCCGAAAACGCTCGCATCGAGGACCTGTCCCGCGAGGTTGAGGGCCTGAAGGCCGTTGCTCGCGCCGCTGAGTCCGTCAAGGGTGTTGAGCGTGGCGACGTTGCCCCCGCCGATGGCGTCAAGGACTTCGGTGGGCTGTTCGTCAAGAGCGCTGCGTTCGGCCGTAAGGGCGCGACCGCAGGTCTTGACATCGAGCTGAAGACCGTCATGAGCACGGGCGCCGGTTGGGCGCCGGAGTCGACGCGTACCGGTCTGCTGGTTGACAGCGCCGTTCGCCCGATTCAGGTTACCGACCTCTTCCCCGTGGGCAGCACCTCGCAGGCGTCCGTGGTCTACATGGCTGAGGACACCATCACCAACGCTGCGACTGAAGTTGCAGAAGCCGCTGACGGCGCCGTCACGACCGCCGCGACCGGTCTCTACCCGGAGCAGGCCCTTAGCCTGTCTGAGGTCAGCGAGCCCGTGCGCAAGCTCGCGGTCTGGCTGCCTGTCACGGACGAGCAGCTCGAGGACGAGGCGGGCGTTCGCGGTTACATCAACCGGCGTCTTCCGTTCCTGCTTCGTCAGCGTCTGGACTCTCAGCTCCTTAACGGTAACGGCACCGCCCCGAACCTGTCAGGTCTGACGGACCGCCCCGGTCTGCAGACTCAGGCCAAGGGCACCGACGCGACTCCGGACGCCGTGTACAAGGCGATGACCAAGGTCCGCGTGACCGGTCGGGCGAACCCGTCCGCGGTCATCATGCACCCGAACGACTGGCAGGACATCAAGCTGCTCCGTACCGCCGACGGCGTGTACATCTGGGGCAGCCCGTCCGAGGCCGGCGTTGACCGCATCTGGGGTCTCCCCGTTGTGGTTGCGGACGTCCAGACCGAGAACACCGCCATCGTTGGTGACTTCTCGTTCTGCGAGCTGTACAACCGCCGCGGCATTGACGTCCAGGTGACCAACTCGCACGCGTCCTTCTTCATCGAGGGCCGTCAGGCGATCCGGGCCGACCTTCGCGTTGCGCTCGCGGTCTACCGCCCCGCGGCGTTCGCCACGGTTACCGGCATCTGATAACGCGCTCGTGGGGAGGGCCTTCGGGTCCTCCCTGCTTGCAAGGAAAGGACACAGCATGCCGTTCATCGAGGGCGCCAGCAAGCGTCCATACAAGAACGCGGGCGCGCCGGCCAGTAACGCGCTCGCGGGTCAGGTCGCGGTTGGAGACCTTTTGGTTGACACCACGAACGCTGACGTCTACATCTGCAGCGCCACCAACGGATCGACCACGGCGACGTGGACGCTCGTTGGGCCTCCCGCTGCCTAGTAAGTCTCGTGGCCCCCTCTCATATAGCGGGGAGGGGGCCGCACCCCTAACTTTGAAAGGGCGGCCATGGCTGTCTCGCACGCTACCGTCACCGTTGCCACGACGGCAATCGCGCTCAACACAGCGTCGACAGCCGGGCAGCAGCTCTACATTTTCAACGGCGCCGCGGCCATCTTCCTCGGCGCGTCGAACGTCACCACAGCTACAGGCCCGCAGCTTGCGGCTTCCGCGACTCTCGTCTTGGACGTCAAGCCCGGCGACGTCGTGTACGCGATCTGTGCGACCTCTTCGTCTGTCAAGGTGCTGAGCCTCTGATGAAGCCTGGCGACTACGTAATCCGCAAGGACGACGGCACTCACGTCCTGCTTCGCGACTTTCACGAAGGCTCAGGCGTCCAGGTCTACCGCCCAGGAGACGAACTTCCCGAGGCCGTAGCCGCCGAGCTATTCCCCGCACCTGCGCCCGAGCACAAGCCGATCCGCAAGACCACCAAGCCCCGAAGGGCAAGCACTAAGGAGGCGTAATGGCTCTCGGCGATCCTTACGCCACGCTTGCCGAGCTGAAGGCACGCGTAACCCCGCAGACCTCCGGCACCGCGAACGACGCCTCGATGACGAACGCTCTCGACGTCGCGTCAAGGGCTGTCGAGTCCTTCTGCGATCGGCAGTTCAACAAGACCGAGACCGCGAGCGCAAGGCTCTACACGCCGCTGTCCCCGGTTCTCGCGTTCGTCGATGACCTACACACGACCACGGACCTCGCTGTCAAGGTTGACCTAGACGGAGACGGCACGTGCGAGACCGAGCTAAGCGCCTCTGACTATCGGCTCGCCCCGGTCAACGGGATGCGGCACGCTGAGAGCGGCTGGCCTTACTGGCAGGTCAAGCTCATGCCTTTGGGCACGCAGCGCTTCACGTGCTACGAGTACTCGCTCGAGGTCACGGCTCAGT